TACATTAAGGGCGCGAGAAAGAGCAATAGCATTATTTAGAAAAATATCCTTAGTTTCTTCATTTTCTATCTTATTAATAGCCGCAACTGATAAACCAGTTTTTCTTGATAATTCTTCTAATGTCATATGTCTTTTATTTCGATAATACCACAATTTATTCTCCATATATGTATAATGCACATTACTTTGTTTTGTTATACACATTATATGTCAACAAATTTCTACTGTGGTGGAAATTTACAGATTTCCATCTCGAAGTAAATCTTGATATTTTTCGGCAATAAATTTCATTGATTCATTAATCACATTATTCTCTTTATGATGCTTCTCAAGAAGTTCATTATATTTTTGATGTATTTTGAAAACATAATTAAAGGCTTCTTTATTAGGGCTTTGCCCAGCAGACAATGCAGAACAAAAATCAAGAATTGTTTTTCTCATACTTTCTATCTCATTATCCAATAAATGTTCTTGAATGTCATCTATCCCCTTTGAAATTTTTGAAATTTCACAATATTGCCATTTGTCGTGTTTTTCTAACACAGCGATTCTTTCTTCAATTGTTTCTTTGTCTTGCTCAATACCAGTCTTAATACGCCATTTTTTCTTGAAATAACCAAATATTTCGATAACTTCTTTTGTGGCGAACAAAATGGCGAATAAACCAAGTATAACAAGCACATAATTAATTTGCGCTAAATTCTGTATCTCCTGCACTCATACATACCATCCCTTCTTCACTTCTTTAAAAAATTCTTAAAGGTTTCATACAAGCCGGTAGAAGCAAGACCACTTACCATACCGCCAAGTAATATTTCAGGTGTAAAGTTCATATTCATCCATGTATTTAATGCGATACCGAGTACTGCCATAATAAGTGGAATATACTTATTAACTACATTTGTTGTTACAATATTCTTTAATACATAACCAATACAAAGGCAGATACCAACAATAATCGGTACAGCATAATTTGTTAAAAATGTTAAATCCATCATAATTTAATTCCTCCCAATTATTTAATTTGAATATACGTTTCCATAAAAATCAGATAGTAATAAGAATAATTCTTGATTTTTCTTGAATTTCCATACTGTTATTCCATTGATATTTTTTACAAAAGTGTATTTAATTCCATGTTGTGCTAAATAATTAAATTCATCAACCCATACACAACTATATTCTTTGTCAATTTTTATTGTAAATCACCTCACAATATTTTAACCTCTCATCACTAAAGTGATGAGTGTTCTCGTCTATTCTATAAGAGCGTAAAAAATAGGGTAAATAATACATAAAAATATTAGTATATTATTTACCCTGACAATACACTAATATTTTCTCACTCATAATTTTTACAACATTCCGCTTGTTTGTATGGAATGTATTTATTCTCATCTGAACAGTATCTTTGACAAATGCACAGTTTTTCTAAATCTGAGACATTATTATTTTCCCTTAATTCACACATAAGCATTATTCTTTCTGTACGAGATACCATTCGTTCAAAACAATGTTTACACATTCACATCTCCCCATAAAAAGAGAGGACTTTTAGCCCTCTCAAAAATATTAATCAGTAACAGTTACCTTAACAACGTCAGTTGCGTCACCATATGTTACCGTAATAATTGCATTACCTGCAGCAACGGCTGTCACAATACCATCTTTAACTGTTGCTGTTGCTTTTGTATCAGATTCCATAGTACAATCTTTTACATCAATAGAAATGTTACTATACAGCCCGCCTTTAATTCCAATAACACTTAATGATGCTTTTTCAGTCTTTTTAAGTGCTAATACAGCTGGAGTAACTGCAATATCTGCAACAGATACAGAGGACGCCTCACTTGGAATTTCTGTGATATATCCGTACACAGTTCCATCTTCACAAGTAGCACCGTCTACAGCAAGAGCAGAACCATCAATTTTTGTAGTTGCATTTCCACTTGCTTCAAGAGAAATATCAAAAGTACCAGATAACTGGAATGATGGGATATCAATCTGAACTTCGCCAACCTTTCCCTTGTTATTATTGTGCTTGTCTGCTGTAAGAATAAGTTCACCAATAAGAGGTGTCGAATCGGCGTCAATTGTTACTCTCTTAACATTAGTGCTGTACTGATATGTTGCATTTACTGTTGCATCAGCCGAACCAACTGTAATCGTATTTCCAACTGGTGTTACTTTTACGGTAGAACCATCAGCCTTTTCAACAAATACTTCACCAACAGGTGTCTTTTTAAGAGTTCCGACACCCTTTGTTAAAGTTACACATTCTGCAACAGCAAACACTTCTTTGAGTCCTTCAAAAATAGAAGTACCAATGTTAGCTGCGATATATGCTAAGTTCCATTCAGCCATTTCAATAGAAGGTTCAACCTTTCTACCATATTTATACTTGTATAAAGTTTTATTTCCCTTACCACCCGTAATTTCCTGATCTTCCATAGAAACAGAAATAGATGTATTAAGAGAAGTAGTGCCTGTAAATGCCAGCATCCCATTGTGCATAAATGCAACATCAGCAGTCGATACTAAAAAGTCTTTAGATTTGTTAGCCATTGTATTATCCTCCTTAAATATAAAATTGTATAAAAATAAGAGGTTAATTGTTTAACCAATTTTCCCTCTTCGTTTGCTTTTAAATTTTCGTATTTATCTGTTATTTCAAGACTCGTCATCCAATGTTCAATAGGTTCTTTAAAAGTAACCATTCCACTCATTTGTCCGTTCAAACAAGCCTCATATTGATCACGCTTATTTATTCTTTTAATATATCTCCAAAATTTACGAATTGTAAGATTTTCGATATAATCATTTGTGACCTTTAATTCAATTGCAAGAGAATCTATATAGTCCTCTATCGAAAATTTTTCTTTATTTTTTTTTGCTTCAAATGCTCTTGCTTTTTCTAAAGCATGAACAGTATCTATATTCATAAACTCGTCTATGTTGAAATCAATATCGTTTTGAATTATTATAATTCTTCTTAAATCATCAAATATTTGATCGGTAATCAATTCATCATTTATATAAACATCAAGTGTTTGATTATTATATTTTACAGATGATTGTTCTCCACAAATAATTGGTAACATTTGAACAATAATTGAATAAAAAAATGGTAATAATGGTAATTCGTTGTTATATATTGTTTCTGGGTTCAAAGCTGCATATTTAATAAATTCAAAATATCCCATTTTTATAACTTTTTTGTCTTGAAAAATAGCATCTTTCCTTACTGTAATTGCGGTTTGGAATAATTGAAAATC